GTCTCGATTCGCGTGACCATCAACGACGGCACCGACACCTCCGACAAGATCGGCGGCGAGATCGTCCAGTTCCCGCTGACCAGCGGCGCGAGCGCGAAGGTCGGCATCCAGAAAGCCAATCTGCCGCCGTTCTCGCTGCGGCTGTCGCTCATCAACAACAGCGGCGTGACGCTCGCGGCGTCCGGCAACGAACTCTACGTCCGGTCCTGGTCCGAAGAGACGGTCTGATGCCGCGCGGGCTCTCCGACTACGACAGCGCGCGGATTCAGGGGCGGTTGTGGACGCCGGATGTGTTGCCCTGGCTTTCTTGGCATGACTTCAGCGATCTCTCGACAGTTGGCGCAGATGGCAGCGGAATAAATATCATCCGCGACAAAAGCGGGAATGGCAGAGACTTCTCGCAGTCGACAAACGCCTATAAGCCAGCGCCGCAAGAGCAGCCGACCGGAAAATGGGCAGGCAATTTTACGGCATCTGGTGGAAAGGTTTTGGCGTCCGCTAGCAATTGGGCGACTGGGGTGAAGACCATCGTCTGCTGTTACAGGTCCAGCGGCATTCCAGCATCTGGCCTCGCCACGGTTTGTTCGTACCGGGACACCTCGGTAACGAGGTTTGCTGACTTCGGCTTAATCAATCCAGGAGTCGTTGGCGCAGGATACCAGCCACGCACTTTTGGAGACGGAATCCAGGTCAATCCGACGACGCTAGTCATGCGTGGCATTGCGGATGCAACGACCACGAACCCAGAAATATTCATCTGGACATTTGACGGCGTGTCCAACACTGCGAACAGCAGCTATCAAGCCCGGCTAAATGGGCAAGCGAGAACAGTTATCGCAAGCGACGTGTTTGCAAGGCAAGCCGGGACAAATCTTTCCTCTATCGGCGCTCGGGCAGATAGCACATCTGCGCCAATTCAATCGTTCGATTTTCTAGGCGAGCAATACGAGCACGCAGTCATTGGCAGCGTTTTGTCCCTTGGCGATTTGCAGCGCGTCGAAGGCTACCTCTCCTGGAAGTGGGGCATCCGCCTCGCCGCCTCCCACCCCTACGCCAACCGCCCGCCGCTGATCGGAGACTGACATGCTGCGCGTGAGGACGCCAGGATCGGCGCTGTTCGCGCAGCAGGCGGCGAAGCCGATCAGCGGTCTCTCGTTCTTTTTTTCGCCGTTGCTGGGGCACGCTGCCGGCGCGGACACCGCGCTGGAGGGCGCGGCGCTCGTCGAGGCGACGGCGACAGGCGCGCTGACGACGCAGATCGCGCTCGCCGGCGCGGCGCAGGCCGAGGCGACCGCGACCGGCGACCTGACGAATGTCGGGGCCATCAACCTTGAGGGCGCCGCGGTCGCGGAGGCCACCGCGACCGGAAGCTTGACCACAGCGATCGCGCTGGCTGGCGACGCGGTAGGCCTGGCGACGGCGGCCGCCGACCTGACGACGGCGATTCCGCTGTCCGGCTCCGCGCTTGCCGAGGCGACGGCTGCGGCCGACCTAACCACGGCGATCGCGCTGGCCGGCGCCGCCGTGGCCGAGGCCACCGCGACCGGCGAGTTGGATGGCGCCGGCGCGGTCCTCGCAGGCGACGCCTTCTCTGTGGCGACTGCCACCGGCGACCTGACGACCGCGATCGCGCTGGCAGGCGGCGCGCTGGTCGAGGCGAGTGCGACCGGCGACCTAGGCCCGCCGCTTGTCGTTCCGACGAACGAAAACGACGCGCCGATCATGTTGGTCCGCTTCGCGAAGATGGGAGTTCGGTGAAATGGCTTCGGATGTTGAGATCGCCAACCGTGCGTTGTCGCTGCTCGGCGACAGGTTGATCGTGTCGTTGAGCGAGGACAGCAACTCGGCCCGCGCGGTCAATGAGTGCTATGTCATCGTCCGGCAGAACGAGATCCGCCGGCACCCGTGGCATTTCGCCAAGAAGCGGGCTTTGCTCGCGGCCAGCGTGGGCGCGCCAGAGTTCGACTTCCGCTACGCCTACCCGTTGCCCGCGGACTGCTTGCGCGTGCTGATGCCCCACCCGCAAAGCGAGTCGGTGCAATACGACGGCCGGATCGACTGGCAGATCGAGGGCCGCCGCATCCTGTCGAACCAAGCCGGGCCGCTGCGGGTCACCTATCTGGCCGATGTCACGGACCCCGAGCAATTCGACGCCGCGTTCGTGTACACGTTCGCGTCTCGCCTCGCTGCGGAGGTGGCGGTGCGGCTGACCGGCTCGGTCGATAAACGGAGAACGGCGCTCGACGAATACCGTCTGGCGCTGCTCGAGGCCCGGCGCGCGAACGCGTTTGAGCAGTTCTCGGTCGACCGCCCGATGGGCGATTGGGAAATCGCGAGGCTCTGATGCCCGATGTGAAACCGATCTATACGTCCCTGAACGCTGGCGAGCTCTCGCCCTTGCTGGAGGGGCGCGTCGATTTCGCGAAGTACGCGAAGGGGCTGAAGGTCTGCGAGAACTTCATCCCGATGGTCCAAGGTCCGCTCACGCGGCGCCCGGGCACCTACCACGTCGCGGAAGTCAAGAACTCGGCCGACCGTGCGGCGCTGGTGCGGTTCGAGTTCAGCACCACGCAGGCCTACATCATCGAGTTCGGTAACCTCTACATGCGGTTCTACCGAAACGAGGCGCAGATCCTGTCGGGCGGCGTGCCGTATGAGGTTGCGACGCCCTACACCCTGGCCGACCTGTTCGACGCCAACGGCGCGCTGCGGCTCAAGTTCGCCCAGAGCGCCGACGTGCTGTACGTCGCCCACCCGTCCTACGCGCCGCGGAAGGTCTCGCGGACCGGCCACACGTCGTGGACGATCTCCACGATCACGTTCCTGGACGGCCCCTACTCGGCGACGAACACCTCGACCACGACCCTGACGCCGTCCGCCACGTCAGGGTCGATCACGATCACGGCCAGCGCGGCGACGTTCGCTTCGACCGACGTCGGGCGGCTCGTCCGCATCAAGCACAGCAATCTCTGGGGCAACGCGACGATCACCGCGTTCACCTCGTCGACCCAGGTGTCGGCCACCGTCAACCGCGCGTTCGGCGCCACGACGGCGTCGGTTGACTGGCGGTTGGGCCTCTGGAGCGCGACGACGGGCTACCCGGCCGCCGTGTCGTTCTACGGGGACCGGCTGTTCTGGGGCGGATCGACGAGCGCCCCGCAGCGGATCGACGGGTCTGTCGTCGGCGCATATGAGACGATGGAGCCCACCAGCTTCGCCGCGGGCTCGACGACCGACAACACGGTCATCGCCGACGACGACGCGTTGTCGCTGACGCTGAACGCCAACGACGTGAACGCGATCAAGTCTATCGGGGAAGACGAGCAGGGCCTGATCGTGTTCACCGTGGGAGGTGAGTGGATCGTGCGGCCGTCCAACCAGAACGAGGCGCTGACGCCGACCAACATCCGTGCAACGCGCTCGACAGCGTGGGGCTGCGCCGAGCCGCAACCCGTCCGCGTGGGGAAGCCCCATGTTTTCGTGCAGCGGGCCGGGCGCAAGGTCCGCGAGCTCGCCTACGTTTTCACCGACGACGGGTTCCGCGCGCCGGATCTGTCGATCGCCTCGGAGCACATCACGCGTAGCGGCATCGTGGCGATCGCGTACCAAGCGCAGCCGCAGACCATCGTCTGGTTCGTGCGGGCTGACGGAGTGCTGGTCGGTATGACCTACGACCGCGATCAGGAAGCGATCGCCTGGCACCGGCACATCCTCGGCGGCGCCTTCAACGCCGGCGCGGCGGTAGTCGAGAGCGCGGCGGTCATCCCCAATTCGACCGGGACATCGGATCAGTTGTGGCTGATCGTCAAGCGAACGATCAACGGCGCGACCCGGCGCTACGTCGAGTATCTGACGCCGTTTTTCGACGAAACGGTCGCGCAGTCCGACGCGCATTTCGTCGACAGCGGCCTTCGGTACTCCGGGGCTTCGGTGTCGACGTTTTCTGGGTTGGGCCATCTGGAGGGCCAGACGGTCAGCATCCTGGCCGACGGCGCCGCGCGCCCCGATGGCGTCGTCAGCGGGGGCGCGGTGTCTTTGAGCCGTGGCACGGCTTCGACTGCGGTCATCGGGCTGGGGTATCTCTCGAACATGCAGACCGAGCGGCTTGAGCTCCAGGGCGGCTCTGTCTCGACGGTGCAGACCAAACGCAAGCGGCTGCACGAGGTCAGCGTTCGGGTGTGGCGGACACTGGGCGGGAAAGCTGGCCCAAGCGCCGGGAATCTTGAGAGCTTGATATTCCGGTCGACGGCCGACCCGATGGACAGCGCGCCGCCGTTGAAAGACGACGACGTCCGCTTGTCGTGGCCCGGGGGGTACGAGACAGAGGGCCGGATTTACATCCGGCAGGATCAGCCGCTGCCGATGACTATTCTGGCCATCGTCGCGGAAGGGTGGACCGACGCATGATCCTTGAGAAGTTCCGCCCGGAGCATCTTGCCGAAATTGCTGTGCAGCCCGCGCAGCAATACCTGCGCGGCTATCTGGATCAGAACAGCGACGCCGCAGTCACGGCGGCGGCGCATCCGTCCTACACGGGTCGCGTGGACGGCCAGGTCATCGTGTGCGCGGGCATCGTCCCGATCTGGGATCAGCGGGCGCTGGCATGGGCGTGGCTCGGGGCCCGAGCGAGATTTCATTTGGTGTCGGTGACCCGGGCGGTCGCACGGTTCTTGGACGTGCAGCCCTACCGTCGTGTCGAGATCTCGGTCGACCGCGACTTCGCCGAGGCGCACCGCTGGGCCCGCATGTTGGGGTTCAAGCTGGAGGCTGGTAGAATGCGAGCCTACCGCCCGGATGGCGGGGATTGTTCTCTCTACGCGAGGGTCCGTGCATGAGCGGGGTTGAACTTTTCGCGCTGCCCGCCTTGCTCGGAGGCGGGACCGTGACGCTGGCCGGCGCTGCGACCGCTGTCGGGGCGGGGTTGTCGGCGGTGTCGGCTCTGTCTCAAGGCGCGGCGGCGAACTCGGCGGCCAAGTACAACGCGGCGCTGTACGAGCGCAACGCGCGCATCACCGAGCAGAACGCCCAGATGCAGGAAGACCGCCAGCGCCGTCTGGCAGCCATGCGCGCCGGCGCGAACCGCGCGGCGATCGGCGCCAGCGGGATCACGGCGGAGGGCTCGGCGCTCGACTTGCTGGAGTCGAACGCGGCGCAGGAGGAGCTCGACGCGCTGATGATCCGCTGGAACGGGCAGACCGCCGCCGGCGACTTGCGCGCGAACGCGCAGCTGCAACGCTCGGCGGGGCGGACTGCGATGTTCAACGGTTTCGCGGGAGCCGGGTCCGCGCTGCTCCTGGGCGGCACGCGAGCCGCGGGCATGCTCAGGCCGCCTTCGGCCTCGCCGTTTGCCATGCTGCCCGGAGCCGCGCAGGGCGGCGGGCGCTGATAGGAGACCGGCATGCCGAGAATCCAGCAATACGTCGCGCAAGGCGGCCCGCAGCCCGGCCCCGCTAACTTGGCGGCCCCGCAGGCGTTTGGGTCTGTGCCCAACGTCGGGGAGACGATCGGGACGCTGGCGCAGTTCCTCGACCAGAAGGCCGAGCGCGACCAGGCCTTCCAGATCAAGAAGGACATGGCCAAGGTCCGCGGCGATTGGATGGCGCGGCTCAACGAGCTCGAGCAGAACGCGCCGGCGGGGGCGCCGGACTTCACCAAGACGGTCATGGACGAGTACCGCGCCGCCATGCAGCAGATGACGGCAGAGCGGTCGTTGTCGCGGGCCAACGCGGACAGCCTGGCGCTGGAGCAGGAGCAGACCGGCAACGTGCTGCTCCAGCGCGCCATGACGTTCGAGGCGCAGGAGCGCGCGAAAAAGCGCCGCACGGACGCCTTGGCGTATTCCGCTGACGTCAGCCGGCACGTCTTCCTGAACCCGTTTCTGTTCTCGATGGAGAACGACAAGTTGCCCGAGACGTTCGGCGCCTTGGGGCTGACCGGCGCCGCGCTCGACGAAACGCTGCGCGTGGTGCGCGCTGATCTGGCGCAGAACGCCATCAAGGGCCTGATCGAACGCGGCGACTTGAAAGAAGCCCGGGCGGCGATAGCCGAAGGGCCGACGTCGCAATACGTCAGCGGCGACCTCGCCGCGTCCCTGACGAACGCCATCCACGTCGAAGAGCGTCGGCGCGAGGCAGAGGCGAGGCAGCGGGCGGCGCTGGCGAAGGCCGAGGCTATGGCTGTCGTGCAGGTTCTGCGCGACGACGTGACCGCCGAGATTTCGGCGACGGGCCGCTCGGCCAACCTTGAGTCGCTCAAGACCGCGATCCGCACGGCGTATGGCGAGAAGCCAGAGATTGCCAGCCGGATGGTGAACCAATTGGACAACGCAGTGACGTTCTACACCGAGCGCACCGCGATCGCCGGCAACAGCCCCGAGCAGGACGCGGCCTATCTGGAACGGCTGCGCGGCGAGGCGACGGGGACGAACGCAGCGCAGAAGCTGAACCAGTTGGCGATCGCGACGCGCGCCGTGCGCGACAAGCGGGAAGCTCTGGACGAAGACGGGTTCACCTACGTTCTCCAGACGAACCCGCAACTGCGCCAGGCGATGTCGGACGGGGCGAACGACCCCGAGAAGTTCCGCCGCGTGGTCGCGACGATCGACCAGAAGCAGGCCGATCTCGGCGTGCCTTCCTGGCGGCGGACCTACTTTGGCAAGGCGCAGGCGGCTTCGACCGCGGCAGAGTTGAACGCTGCGGTGGCGACGGACCCCGAAAAGGTGGCGAACCGGATCGAGACGCTGGCGGCATCCTACGGCCCGCTGTGGAGCAACGTGCTGAACGAGCTCGTGGGCCAAGGACTAAACGAAACCCTCGCGGTGGCCGCCCGGTTCGACAAGCCCACCGACGCGGTGGCGCGTGTCGACCTCGTGCGCGCGATTGCGGCCGCGTCGGCCAACCGCAAGGTGACCGACGAGAAGGCGATGACGGACATCCGCGCGCAGCTTCAGACCGAGATGACCGATTTTGCGAAGTCCTTGGCGGCCTACGGCCCGGCGGGCGCGGCGCTGGTCGCGCGCGAGCGCGCGGCGGCCGAGGCGCTGGCCATGTCGATCCTCGCGGCCAACGGCGGGCGCGATCCGGCCGGCGCCGCGCGCAAGGCCGCCGAAACGCTCGTCAACAGCCGATATGACTTCGCGGACACCTACCGCACCCCCAAGGGTCTAGGCTCCGCCGTCGACGGCGCGGCGCGCCAGGTGCTGCGGCAGTTGAGCGCAGACGTGATGGCCCCGGCTATGGGCGGCGACCCGGCGCTGTCGGAGGAATACCGCAGAACCGCCGCGCTGCGCGCCGCGCAGGGCGGGCGTTGGATCAACACGCCGGACGGCAAAGGCATCGAACTGCACCAGCAGGACGGGCGGCCCGTGGTCCTTCGCAGCGGCGCGCGAGTGCGGTTGATGTTCGACGCGCTGCCCGAGTTGGAGCGGTCGACTGACGGCTTGTCTGGTGTGGTGGCCCCGTGACCGAGTTCATCCTCCCGGAGATCCAGCCCAACCAGCGGGCCGACCTTGTCGGCCTCGACCTGCTGCCCGCGTCGTTTGGCGAGGGGCTCGGGGCGGCGTTCCGCGAGCAGATGACGCGGAACCCGACCGCGACGCTGTTCCGCGCCCTTGACCGGCTCCAATACTCGCCGTCCACCGACGAGTTCGGCAACGAGATCCCCGCGCGCACCCCGTCGCGGATCCTGACGCCCGACGAGGCCAACGAGAAGTTCGGCATCCCCGGCCGCCTCAAGTTCGACAACGACGTCCCCGAGCCGATTGCCCAGGAACTGCGGGCGCTCAAGACGCAGGAGATCGAGCGCCAGGACGTTCTGCGCCGCGCGCAGGCGGGGCTCGGGACGACGCTGACGGCGGGGCTTGTCGCGTCGATCCTCGACCCGCTCAACGTCGCATCCGCGTTCATACCTGTCGTCGGCCCGGGCCGGTTCGCGGCGATGACGGGAACTCTGGGCGTGCGCGGCGCGCGAGCGGCCACAGGCGCGATCGAGGGCGCTGTCGGCGCCGCCCTGCTGGAGCCCATCGTGCTGGCCGGCGCGCGCGCGGAGCAGGCCGACTACGACGTGGTCGACAGCCTGCTGAATGTGACGTTCGGGGCGGCGCTCGGTTCGGGGTTGCACCTGGCCGGCGGCGCCATCGGCGACCGGCTGCGCGCGAGGGAACAGGCCAGCCCGTTCCAGCGTGCGATCGACGATCTGCCCCGCGAGGACCAGGAAGCCCTGGCCCGCACGGCCGTCGCCCAGATGGTCGAGGGGCGGCCGATCGACGTTCGGCCCGTCCTCGACGCCATCCAGACCAGCACGCGCGACAGACTGCTGGCGGGGACCGCGACGCGGGCCTACGAGCCGGGCGGGCCGCTGGAGATCAAGGTGACGCTGGAGACGCCCGGTGCGGCCGATATTCTGGCGCGCCAGGCCCCGGAATTGGCCGCCAGGGTAGCAGAGCTCCGCGAGCAGGCTGACGTGCTGCGCGGGGCGCTGGCCGAGATGGGCGACAACCGGCTCGAGGTCGTGTCCGCCCGGTATGATCAGCGGATTGCCGAGCTTCAAGCCGAGCTCCAGACCGCTGACAAGAAGCGCGGCCGGGAGATCGCCAAGGAGTTGTCGGGCCTGTACGCCGACCGCGCGAAAGCGCGGGAGACCGAGGCTACTGGCCCGGCGGATCTGCCTGAGATGGCGGCGACCCGCCAGCGCCTCGTCGAAACCGATATAGCCCTGCGCGATCTGGCCGTCGAGTTGAGCCAGGCGACCTCGAAGGCCGAGCGCAAGGCCGGGAACCTGCGCGCCGAGGCTGATCGGATCACGGCGAAATTGGCCCCCGTACTCGAGCGCAACCGCGCCGCCGAGGCCACGCTGTTCCCGCTGGACCGGACGCCCGACACCACAACGGCGATGGCCCGCTCGGCCGACAACGTCCGGGCCGTCGACGCGGATGACGCGCGGGCCGCGGCGGCTACGACCGTGCGGGTGTCGAAGGAGCAGGGCGCGCCGAGTCCGCTGGCTGACGAGCTCACGGCGGTCGAGGACGAGTTGCTATACCTTGAGAGCCTGCGCCCTGCCGACGCCGAGCCGCTTGGCAAAACGGCGCTGGAGCAGGAAGCCGACACCTACGGCAAGGCCTGGCGCGAGGCCGCCGCCTGCTCGATCAGGAAGGGATGACGCATGGCCGCCAACGACTGCATCGACGCCATCAAGAGGGCGACCGGCGAGGATCTGACCGACAAGCAGCTCGACGAGATCCTGACGCTGCTCGACCGGCGGTCGAAGCGCGCCATGAAAGACGATCCGTCTCTGAGCCGGGAAGCGGCCTTCGCCCGCGCGGCCGAGGATCTTGCGGCCGAGAAGAAACTCGCGGCGCTGATCGAGAAGCGCAACCGGGCGATCAACGTGATTCGGCGCGCGGCCATCATCGACCGCCTCGACGCCAGCCCGACGGCGGCGGACGGGCTGCGCGCGCTGGTGTATGGCGTCGAAGGCAATTTCTACGGCGCCGGCCTGTCGACCGACGCGCAGTTCTACGCCTTGCGCCAGTCGATGCGCGGCGCGCTGGTCAACGACCTCAAGGAAGCGGGGGTGCTCGAGGTCGCCCGCAGGAGCAATCCCGATCTTGAGGCGCAGGTCGCCCGCGAGATGTCGCGGCTGAACGGCAACACGTCGATCGCGCCGGCGGCGAGCGAAATGGTGGCCAAGCTGGCGGGTATCCTGCAACGGCACACCGAGGCCGCGCGCCTCGTCCAGAACGACGCAGGTGCCTACATCCGCAAGATGCCCGGGTACGTCACCAGGCAGAGCCACGACCAGCTGAAGATCGACCGAGCGGGCTACGAAGCGTGGCGCGACACGATCGCGCCGCTGCTGGACGAGCGGGCATTCGACGACGTTGACGACCGGGAGTCGTTTCTGCGGGCGGTGTACACCAACCTCGCCGCGGGCAACCACCTCAAGGCGGGGGGCGATAGCGATTTCCTTGGCGGCTTCAAAGGTCCGGGCAACCTCGCCAAGCGGGCGAGCGCGGAGCGCGTGCTGCACTTCCAGGGCCCCGACGAGTGGATGCGCTACAATGCCCAGTTTGGTCGCGCATCGCTGTTCGAGAGCGTCCTCGACGCGATCGACTACGGGGCGCGCAATACCGCGCTGATGCGCGTCTGGGGCACCAACCCCGAGGCGATGTTCGGGGCCGTGCGCGACCGTGCGATCCTGCGCGCGAAAGACGCTGGCGCGTCGTCGAAGGAAATCCAGGCGATCTCTGGCGGCGATATCCAGCGCGCCTTCAATGACCTGACCGCGGCGGTCGACGTTCCCGGCAACGTCCGGCTGGCGCAGATCGGTTCTGGCATCCGGTTGGTGCAGGCGATGGCCAAGCTGGGCGGCATGGTGCTGTCGTCGATCCCGGATCTCGGTGTGCGCGCGGCCACGCTGCGGCACAACGGTGTCGGCGTCGGCGAACGCTGGTTCCGTGTCGTGGGGGACATGTTCAGCCACCTCAACGGCAGCGAACGGCGGCAGGTCGCGGACCTGATGGGCGCGGGCATCGACGGCCTGACCGGCGACGTGTTCCGGCAGATGTCGAGCCTCGACACCACGCCCGGGCGGCTGGCCAAGGTCGCCGACAAGTTCTTCAAGCTCACCGGCCAGACGTGGTGGCAGGACGCGCACACGCGCGGCACGGCAATTGTGCTGGCGAAGAACCTGGCCGACAGCGTCTCGGCCCCGTTGGCGCAGCTGGAGCCCCGGCTCCAGACGACGCTGCGGCGGTACGGGATTGGGGACACCGAGTGGACCGCGTTGGGGAGCCTCGACGCCCGCACGGCGGACGGGCAGCGGTTCCTGACGCCCGACCTGGCGCGCGAGCTCGATGACGAGGCGACGCTCGCGCTGCTCGGGAAAGAGGAAGCAACCCCGCGCGAGCTCAACGCCGCGCGGCGCGATCTTGAGGGCAAGCTCCAAGCCTACATCCACGACCAGATCCGCGAAGCCATGACGGTCGCCGGCGCCCGCGAGCGGGCGATGTTGACGGGTTACGCGGGCGGCGGCACGCTGGCCGGCGAGGCGCTGCGCTTGCTGATGCAGTTCAAGACCTACCCGACGACGTTCATCCGGCGGTCGCTCAACCGCGAGTTCAACCGCGACGGCATCGACTACGCCGGCGTGGGCCAACTGATCGCGTCGACAACCCTTCTGGGCATGGTGTCCTTGGCGCTCAAGGACATCGTCAAGGGCCGCGAGCCGCGGTGGCCCGACGACCCGGTCGAGCAGGCGAAGCTGTGGGCCGCAGCCGCGAAACAGGGCGGCGGCTTGGGCATCTATGGAGACTTCCTGCTGGGCGAGGCCAACCGGGTCGGCGGCGGCTGGGCGAACACCCTGCTGGGGCCGACGTTCGGCGGCACGTTGGGGGATGTCGAGCGGGTTCTGAACGCGGCGCGCCGCGGCGACGATCCGCGCGCGGCCATGCTCCGGGCGGGGCTCAACAACACGCCGTTCGCCAACCTGTTCTACGCGCGGTGGGCCATGGACTACACGTTCCTCTACGCCTTGCAGGACTCGGTCGACCCAGGCTCCGTGCGCCGGATGCAGCGCCAGATCGAACGCGACAAGAAGCAGACCTTCTACCTGCCGCCCACCAGCTACACGGGCAGCCCCGCGCGGAACCTCGAGCAGTTGGGCCGCGATCTTGCGCGGCCGTAGCGTTGCGAAAGCAGCAGCATTGTGGGATAAACCAAACGGTGGAGACTTGACATGACTGTGTCGACGCAGACATCGAAGTCGCAATACGTCGGGGATGGGCTGGTCGATACATTCGTCGGCGCGTTTCCGATCCTTGACCAGACGCACATCACCGTCACCTGGACCTCCCCAGCGGGGGTCGATACGACGCTGGTCCTGAACAGCCAATACACGGTGCAGGGCGTGGGCAATCCCACGTTCATCGTCGTGTGCAACAACGCGCCCGGTATCGGGCACATCGTCACGATCGCCCGCAACGTCCCGTTTACCCAAGGGCTGGATCTCGTTCTCAATGACGAGTTTCCCTCGTCGGAAATGGAGCGTGCGCTCGACAAGCTGACGATGCTTGTGCAGCAGATCTACGAAGCGACCAACAGGACGCTGCGGACCGCGGCTACCGACACCGCCAATTTGGCGATCTTGCCGCCGGTCGCGCAACGCGCGCAGAAATACCTCGCCTTCGACGACAACGGCGCGCCTATCGCGGCGGTGAATCTCCCGGGCAGCGCGATCGTGTCGGCGTTCGGGACTACGCTGATCGACGACCCCGACGCGGGGACGGCGCGGTCCACGCTAGGCCTTGGTTCCCTGTCGACAAAGTCGTCCGTGGCGACCTCCGACATAAACGACCAAGCCGTGACGCTCGGGAAAATATCCCGCACGGGCGCGGGTGCGAACACCATACTCGGATCGGACGGGTTTCAGTTGCTCTGGGTCGCCCGCGGTCACCGCCGTTTCGCGCAGACTAGCGTCCTCTCCCAGAACCCGATGGCCATTAACGCAACCATCACCGGCGCCCACGGGCTGGGGCAGACGCCGCACGACGTCCTGCTGGAGATTGAGTGTCTGACCGCAGAATTGGGCTACTCCATCGGCGACAAGATACAGCTGAATCGGAGCACGCTCTACGCGAGCGGCGCTAGCCACGGGTTGTCCGTCAGCTGGGACGCGACGAACGTCACGGTCATCTCCGCGAACAACACCATCGCGTCTGTCCCGCACAAGAGCACGCGTTCCATGACCGCGATTACCCCCGCGAATTGGAAGCTCAACATCATCCCGATCAAATGGTCCCTTGAGGCTTGATAGGAGTCTAGGAGCATGACCGACGACGCACCCCCGCTCGTTGTCGAATACGGCCCCCGCCATTACGTCGACGTCGAAGGCCGGTTCCTCGGGACTTTCTACGGATTGGCCGAGCCGCCCGCCGGCGCCATCCAAGTCGCGGAGCCGCCCCCGCCGAGCTATCGCGTTCTGCGCGCGGCGGCGTACTCGGAGGAACTCGGCAGCGGGGAAAACGACCGGGTGTCGACCATCGGCGATGTCCTGGACACGCTGATCCGAGAGATGCGCGGGCGCGGCCCCGCCGCGACCCCAGAGTTTGCCCGCTTGGTCGAGAAGATCGACGCGATCAAAGCGAGGTTTCCGAAATGAGCGAGATCGACCCGCGCGAGTTTGGCCGCCTCGAGGCCGAGGTCAAGGCGCTCACGAAGAGCGTCGAGGCCATGTCCACCGACCTGAAGGCCGTGCGCTCGGCGCTCGACGCCGCCGGTGGCGGCTGGCGCGTGCTGGTCGCGGTCGGGGCGCTCTCTGGCGCGATCTCGGCGGCGGTGGTCAAGATTCTCCCCTTCCTGCCGTTGAGGTAGCCGGATGGCGACGCCGCCTATCTCGCGCGAGGAGGCTCTCCGGCGCATCACCGCGATCGAGCAAGCGTTGCGCGATGGCCACACGCCGATGGGGGTGGTGTCGCGACGAGGGCAGCAGTCCGCGATCCGGGCGGCATGCAAGCGGCTGGGGCTCAAACACGCGTCATTCAGCCAGGCTGACGTGGAGCGGTTGGAGCGTGCTGCGGGGCGGCAGATCGAATGGAAGCCCCAGTCGGCGCCGGCGCCACGGTTCGACCCGCCGCACATTCCAGACGCGGACGTCCCGGTCGAGGAGCTCATCGAAAAGCTCGAGCGCAACTACAAGCGCCGCGCCGAGCACAAGGCCGCGAAGACCTGGGCGCGCTTCACCCTGCGCGACGACGGACCTTACTGCCTCGCCGTCGTCGGCGACCCGCACCTCGACGATCCCGGCACCGACTGGGGCCTGCTGCGCCAGCACCACGAGCTCCTGCGCCGCGACCACGTCCACGGCGTGTGCCTGGGCGACGTCGTCAACAACTGGGCGGGGCGCCTCCAGAGGCTCTACGCCGAGCAGGAGGTGACGCGCACGCAGGGCTGGAAGCTCGCGCAGTGGTTCTTCGCGACGGTGCCGTGGCTGGTGATCGTGAAGGGCAATCATGATCTCTGGTCCTCCAGCCACGGTACGGGCGATCCGCTCGACTGGATGTCGCGCGGCGCGGCCATGCTCGAGGACTGGTCCGCGCAGTTCGAGGTCGCGACGCCAGCGGGCCACGCGGTCAAGGTCTGGGCGGCGCACGACTTCAAAGGCACGAGCATCTACAACCCGTTGCACGGGCCGATGCGCGCGGCGAAGTTCAGCGGCGGCGAGGCCGACGTCTACGTCGCGGGCCATCAGCACCACTGGGAACTGTTCGCGGGGGAAGACGCCAACAAGTCGGCGCGCCCGTTCTGGTTGGCGCGCGCCCGCGGCTACAAGTTCATTGATGCCTACGCGGACCAGCACCAGTTCGGCAGCCAGAAGCACGGCGCGACGATCGGCATCGTGGTCGACCCGACGCGCGACGGGCCGGCGGGGCTGCACTGCTATGCCGACCTGGCCGAGGCGGTTGACGTGATGCAATGGAAGCGCGCACGAGCGGGAGGCGGCAATGCCAAAGCGGCGCGGCGGGTACGATGACCCGGACTGGGCGGAAGCGGCGGCGCATGTTGGTGAGTGCATGCAAGGGTCGATCATCGAGCTCCGTTCTTCGGATCCGCCGGGCCGTCCGTTTGAGCGACAGCGTCACCCGATCGGCTTCTGCATCGACCCGCAAGCGTACCGCGCCGCTCGCGGCCGTCGTCGCCGTGGTCGCGTGGCTACGCCACGGCGAGCCGATCCCTGACGGCTGGCGCCTCGCAGCGCAGCGTCTCACGCATCACCACCGATACGCCGTCCTCATCGAGCAGGTGCAACCATGATCGCAGCACTCCTCCCGGCGCTCGCGCCGATCGTCAGCCGCGTCGTCGGCAATCTCTTCCCAGACCCGGCAGAGAAGGCCAAGGCCGAGGCCGAGGCGATGCGCCAGCTGCTCTCCGCGCAGTCGGAGATCCAGGCGGCGGCGAGCGAGATCGTGCGGACCGAGGCGGCGTCGCAGCACTGGCTCGCGGCCAACTGGCGGCCGCTCACGATGCTGACCTTCGTCGCGCTGATCGTGGCGCGGTGGCTCGGCTACAGCGCGCCGAACATCAGCGAGGCCGAAGTGCTGATGCTCTGGGAGATCGTGAAGATCGGTCTCGGCGGCTACGTCGTCGGG